CATTAGTAACTCCCTCCACCTGTTCCACGCATTGTGTCGCTTGAGATGTAAACTGGATTCATAGTCATAAGGTATCGTAGGCAGTCTATCGGGTCTTTCGTAGCACCCTTCTCCCCGTCCTGCCCAGTCCATTCTTTGATGCAGTATATAAGATTTTGACATTTGTCTGAGATATATAGTTTAGGTTTATTTAGCGGAGTCACATCTTGTGACATATCATAAGCAAATCCATCGTTAATCAAAGCAACGCCTTGTTCAATTCTAATTCCTGCGGCAGGAGTAAAATTCATAGGAATTTCTCCATCGTCAAGCATATCAATTAATGTAACCCCTCCGTCTTCAGTTACTGCTTTTGTACCTCCAGCACGGGGGTCAATATATCTTTCAGAAATTTCTTCTCCGTTCTCAAGGTCAAGAATCAGTTGTTTATAGTCTGCCAATGAGCGTCCTGCTCCGTTTCTTTGTGCAGTTCCAGCCTTTCCGTCAGGTTCTCCAGATGGCAACGCCCATTCTCCTTCTGATTCATCTGGGAACTCTCTATAGACAATGATATCTCCATCTTGTGTTACCTTTGCCCATATAATGAACCAATTGCGAGCACCAGCAGGGTCTACAACCATATAATTAGTTCCTTCTTCTGGTATGTTCTCGGATTTTATTACATTAACTTCAGGGTTAAATCTTGGGAATTGACTACCGCTAATGTTGTCAGCCCAACCATATGCACGAATCTTTATTTCGTATGGTTTTTTTCCCAAAAGCGTCTTTTTTAACTGTTCAAAAGGATTATACGGGTTCAGTTCGCTATGAAACCACATAACACCAGCAGAACGGACATAGGATTGAGCCTTGTAAGGCATAGTCCCACGGGGGCATCCGTTTACATTGATATTATCAGGCAAAAGAGGACTATGGCGATGCTCCAGAATTTTAGCACCACTTACATACTCTTTCACAACGCTACTGTATCCCGTGATTGGAGTAAAAGTGACGATTAACTTACCGCTTCTGGTCACGATACGATATCTCAGAGAATCAATCCAATCCAAAGGTACTAACTCATCGCACCAAATCAAATCAACTTCACCACCCTCGATGACATCACGCTTTTGGGCATAATTCATAAAGAAGCATTGGCTTTTATTTGGCAAAATAAAGGTATTGTCAGAAAATCCGTTCTTTTGAGTGTATTGGACATTCTGAATCTTGTTTTTCTTAAGTTCTTTGAACTCAGATGGCAGATATTTATGAATAACATTCTGTTGCATCTGAATTGACGACTGATTTGTCGTATGTAGACACCAAACTCTTGCGTCTTTGGTATTAATCAGCGTCTGAACGACACGCTTAGCCGCCCATTCAGTCTTTGAGGCACGGTTTCCACCAAGAATAAGCACCTCATTGTTCTTTTTAAGCAGTTCGTCTGCTTCTAGCCAATGAGGAAGGTCAAATCCGTGTCTGTACGGGTCTAGTTTTTCTGCTAGAATCTTGTCTTCCCTGATAGAAAGAATTTCCGCTGTCTTTTCCTCGCCAACCTTGGCTACTAACTTACGGATATCCTCCGTAGTCGGCATAACAAGAACTGGATGAGGGGTCAGATTCATCTAGCAGGAGGTGTAGTGTCGGGAGTAATGCCTCCGCTTTGTTCTTTTCTAAATTGCTCAAGTGTCATTTTAACAGCAGGTTGAGCAACTGGTTCTTTTGGCCTGCTTGCTCTTGTATCAAGAATAACTTGCCAATCGACATCAGAGATAGGAAGCACTCTTTCCTGTCTCTGTTGCCAAGTTTCGCTTGGATGAATAACTTTATGCAAGTTAGCAGGGTCTTTAAAATCTTTAATGCCCATACGACTGGCTTTATCCTTTAAATATTTTAAAGAAACAATCTGGTCAGTTTCTGGATGTTGCATTAGTTCTGGATTATCTTTAACCTTAATTCCAGTCAGTTTTTGCATCCTGTCATAATTCCATTTTCCAGTTAGTTGAAAGAGTCCACGACCTGCATATTTTACGCCGTCTCCTTTTTGGTCATTTCCTAGCAATTTTCCTTTTGAAGTTCCAACACCATACTTAGCCTCAAAATAAGCATCACGACTAGGGCCGTTATATTTTTCTGGCCTAGGCTTACCTCCGTTTTCAGCAAGAATAGCCTGAAGCAAATTTTTTTGTTCAATAGGGTCTGTGATTCCAGATACTTCAAAAGCATCGATAAGTTCTGGAGTAACCCAATCATAATTATAGACTGGGTCTTGTCTTTTTGTAGTTTTCTTTGCCATATTACTTTTCGTCTTCTGTGTATTTAAAGACATCAAAGTCAATGACACCATTGCTGTCACGGCGAGGAATATAATAATTTGTATCAGGCTTAAGTCTACCTGCTTCAAGGTTCTGATAGTACGCATTAAGACTATAGATATTCCCCTTTTGCTCATCAGTCATAAAGGTACTCTTTTGAGCATTGTTAAAGATATCAATGAATTCCTTTGCAGGAATATGATAAGACATAGCGTCCTCTTTAGAAATGCCTCTTTGAATAAAGCCATTCAGGATTTCTTGTTCTGTATCAGAAAGAGTGCCACCACCAACGACCTTGTCAGACATCATCTGGCTTGGGTCTGTCGTGTAGGGATGCTCTGTACTGGAAGATGGCGGGATATAGTTTTGAACAGTACCGCTATTCATCGGAACGATATAATGTCTTCCACCTTTGGAGACCTGAAGTTCCCGTGATTCAGGGTTGTATCCGCTGATGAGATATCCGTTGGCTTCCTGACCAATTGTCATCCATTTAGCACCCTGAGGCGTATGAATAGAAAATCGGTCTTTACCCTGAACACCAGCGAAGTTCAGGTCAACAGGCACATACGGCTTCTTAGGGCCGCTGTAAGGAGGATAATTGTTTTCAGGCATATTATCGTTTCTTGTACTGCTTAGGAGTCTTAGGAGATACCTTCTTCATAATCTTTTCCATAGCATCCATACGCTTTTCCATCTTACAGCCTTTTTTGTGTTCTTTTTTCATAATCAATATTTTCCGATAAATCTAGGATGACGAATCACGACCCATCTAGCACCATCCCATCTGACCTTGACGGGCATACCAATACCAAATTTGGCTGATTCACGACAAATGACATTTTCCTGCTTGCCATCAATCATCACTCCGATTACACGGGGATTCTTGTACTTGCAGTAAACAGTTCCCTGTTTCTCCGAAGGGGAAACAGTCGGCTCGACTTCCTTGAAGCCGATGTTATCTTTGAGTTGCTTGACTCCTTCTTCCGTCCAAGAAATCTCCCAGAGATGCTTAGGACGCTTTGATTCGATTCTATTCCAATGAACGCCTTCTTCATAAGATGAGCGGAATTGGCGTAGGATGTCTTTTGAAAGACCTAGTGCGATGGAGAGTTCCTTCTCGTTCATAATCGACATCTGGACGACTAATATACCTAAGTCAAGCGAAATGGCAGAGGGGGTGGGATTTGAACCCACGGGAGGTCTCCCTCCTCCTGTTTTCAAGACAGGTGCAATAAACCGCTCTGCCACCCCTCTAGTAGGGATAGGGGGATTTGAACCCCCGACTTAACCCTTATAAAGAGTCCACTCTAACCGCTGAGTTATATCCCCAAAAATTGGACTAGCGGGACTTGAACCCACAACCAACCGCTTAAAAGGCGGCTACTCTGACCATTGAGTTATAGTCCAGAAAGAACCCCGACAGGGATTTGAACCCCGACAAGGAGAACCAAAAACTCCTGTGCTACCATTACACCATCGGGGTAAAATCGACCCGCTAGGAATCGAACCTAGATTAAGCGGTTAGAAACCGCCTGTTCTATCCTTTGAACTACGGGTCGAAATAGTGTCAGGGAGGGGAATCCAACCCCTCGTACTTAATCAGAATCTCCTATGAACCTGTGATGAACCATTTGACCTACGAGTTCTGCTATTAATGTACCCGACACAATGTCGGCCTGACGAAAGAGAGCCTTGTGCAGGGATTGAACCTGCGACCTACTGTTTACAAAACAGTCGCACTACCGCTGTGCTAACAAGGCGTATTCAAAGAACTCACTCGGTATCCTCAAGTCTTTCCTCGTTGTCAAACCAATTCTTGACGATTCATCGACAATCCCTTCCCCCAGAATTGGGGGACTGAGGGGG